CGCGTTTGAGTCAGGCGGGGGTGGTGGAAGTGGTAGCAGTGGCGATTACAACGCAGCAGGCGGTAGCGGTGTGGAGGCTAAGATGTGGACAGGCGCGGGCACCCCTGCGTCTTTAAGCGGCGCGGGTGGTCCTAGCTTTTACCTCAGTAATCCTCCCGGCGTGCGCTCCGCCGGGGCGGGCGATGGAAACAATGGTGCGAGCGCTAACGCAAATACGGGCGCGGGCGGTGCGGGTGCGTCGGCAGTGGGTTCTCTAGGCTCTACACGCACGGGCGGCACAGGCGGATCAGGTCTTGTGATTGTGCGCGAGTATTACGCGGCTGTTGGATTAAGCGGCAGTGTAACAGCATTCAACACGACTGGAAGTCCAGGAACGGGTGACGGTTTTGAGTCTGGTACCGTGATCATCTTCGGCCAGACAAACCCTCCAACGGGTTGGCAGAAGATCACGACGCACAACGATAAGGTTCTGCGGGTTGTTTCGGGCACCGTGAGCTTCGGCGGGTCAGTTGATTTTTCAGTCGCCTTTGCGCGCACGGCAACGGACTCACACATATTGACCACTGCCGAGTTGGCGTCACATATGCACGGCATGGTTCATACGCACAATATCGATCACACGCACAGTGAGCCCTCTGAGGTTAATAACAGAGGGGTGGGTAGTGGTAGTGGTAGAATAACGGAAGGACTTGATTCAGGTGCAGATGGCAACACGATTCAAATAGAGCACAGCGGATCATCCGGCGGATCAAGCGCGGGTAGCACTGACGCGGCCGGATCAGGAACAGGTCACATCCACAATATTGATCTTCGTGTGAAGTATGCCGACGTGACATTTATGGAGAAGCTTTGATGACTGACAGACAGGTCCCGCTTGGAAGTGAAAAGCTTGTGTGTCCTCTTCACAAGGAGACGATGGACAAGGTGTGTCATAAGTGTCCGTTTTGGGTTCATCTCCGCTGCATGAATCCGCAGAACGCAGACGAAATGATTGATCGCTGGAATTGCGCGATTGCGTTCATGCCCGTTCTCTTGACTGAGAATGCACGCCAACAAATGGAAACTGCCAAGGAGCTTGGACGCTTTCGGGCTCAAATGGTGCAGCTAAGTTTAAATCCGATTCCAATCAGTCCAGAAGGTGCAATGCTCGCGAGACTGTCGGGCAAGGAAAAATGAAAAGCGAGTGAGCCATGGATTACGACGCAGTTCTTTATGATCCAATTTACGCCGTTCAAGGTGTGTCCGCGACGCTTACGATTGGAGCGACGGTCTATGAAGAATTGACCGCGTTGGACAAGACTTCGGGGATCGATACGGGCGAGCAAGGACCCTTAGTCCAAACGATTCGCCCTGCGGCGTGCTTTCGGGTTTCCGAACTCCTTTCACGCGGCGTTACTGTGGCGTCGCTCACGGGTGCAACGTTGGAGATGAACGGTCTTCAATGGAAGGTTAGCAGCCATCGCGCAAAGCCCTCACCCAATGGCGAGGCGAAGGGCGAGGTTTTCCTGATTCTATTCAAGAAGAGAGTCATTGAAGAATCGGAGTCAGAGTGATGGACAGGCGTGAAGAAATTTTGGAAGCTATCAAGGCGTTTGCCATCGCGTTGACTGGCTTCAATGTGTATCGCAACGACTTGAATATTCCAGACGACAAGTTGCCGGCCATTGTGATCTTGGACGCGGATGAAATCGCGGACGAGTCGAGCTATGGCCGCGGCCGTCCGGCTCAAAGTCCGGTAATCGTTGGAATGACGCCAGAAATTTTCTTCTTATTGCAGGAGGAAACGGAGGCGTGCGGGTCTGCGTTGAATGCGCTCCGGGGCCGGTTTATCAAGGGGATTTTGAGTGATCCAACGTTGGTTGAACTGTGTCACAACGGAGATATACGATACGAAGCATTTTCAACTTCGTTCGCGGGCGGTCGTGAGATGAACGGCCAAGCCGGGATTAGTTTCAGATTCAATTATGTTATGCGGCCCGATAAATTTTGAGTTCATGACAGTCTAACCCCGAAGTTTTTAACCGCGCAACGGAGGCGCGACTGTCATGGCGAGTTCTCCCCAAATCACGAATTACACCATCGGCAAGGGTGAATGCTATTTCAAGAAAACCGGTGATACCACATGGCGGCATCTTGGCAACGTTCCGGAATTCGAGTTCACGCCCGAAGTAGAAACGCTGGAACACTTCTCTTCCATGTCGGGCGTGAAGACGAAGGATCGCACCGTGACGCTTTCGAAGAGCGGCACGCTCCGCGTCGTCATGGAGGAATGGACTTCGCGCAACCTCGCGCTTGTCGTGCTTGGTGATGTGTCGCAAGACGCGGCCGGGCGTGAAGTGATCGAGATTTTCAGTCAAACGGCCATCTCCGGAAAGTTCTTGTTCAAAGGCACGAACGACGTTGGCCCCCGCTATCAGTGGGAGTTCAACGGCGTCGATTTCCTTCCGGGTTCGTCCATAAATCCGATTGGCGAGGAATGGGGCCAACTGGAAGCGAGCGGCGAGATTGCTGCCGTCGCGGGCTCCTTCGGCACCATCACCAAGATTGCGGAGGAAGGCGAAGAGGCATCCGAGCCGCTTTCGGAAATCGAGGTCGGTTCCGAGTAACGAGTTCGCAGAGCCGTTTAAATGGTGCGATGTTGGAGGCGGCAACCTACGTGCTCTTGCCGCTTCCATGCATTTTAGAAAGAAGGATTTGAGACAATGGCTGTTGGTCTTTTAGATATTGCGCAATCAACGAGAACCGTTTCCATTGGCAAAGCGGAGGTTCACGTTTCCGGTGTGTCGGCCGCAGGGATTGCCTATCTTCTTGAGCGCTTCCCAATATTGCGACAACTGTTCGCCGGTCGGGAAGTCTCTATGAATCCCGACCAACTCATGAAGCTAGCGCCCGAAGCGATTGCTTCCGTGGTCGCATGTGGAACAGGTTACGTGAATTCGCCGGAAGCGGAGAAGATCGCCGCCGGTTTGTCCGCGGGCATTCAACTTGAACTTATTTCCACGATCATGGAAGTCACTATGCCCAAGGGCGTCGCGCCTTTTATGGAAAGTCTAACGGGCCTCGCCAACTCGCTAGACGCTTCTGGCAAGGCTCCGGTTGGGAAATCGCCCAAGCAGTCGAAAACCTGATTATCGCTGGCCATCCGGCGGCAAATGTTTGGAATTACACTCCGCGTCAAATTGCGGCGTGGCAGTTCATCGCCGACAAACGAATGCGGCGAGAGAAAGCGAATGACCTTGCGCTAGGTGTCATGGCGTCCCGTGGCGACGTGCGTAAGATCAAGGAGTTTATGCGGAAGGCGGAGCGCGGCGACTAATGAGCACTCTAGGAATCGTTGTCGGTCGGTTGTCGAGTAGCCTTGTGGAAGCGTTTGCAGGAACGCGGCCCACTTCGACTTATCAGCAAATTGCGGTTGCTGCGACGGCGACAATTAAGGAAGCGGGCGAAATCTTCAAGACGGATGCCCGCGCTGACATTGCCGCCGCGGGCTTCGGATTGAAGTGGCAAAATGCATTCCGTGTGGTCTATTTCCCGAAGGGTAACCGGACTTCTGTAAACGCCGCCGCATTTGGGTTTCACAAAATACCTTACTCAATCGTCTTCGAAGAGGGCGCGACGATTCGCGCACGTGCGGGTTTGCTTTGGTTGCCGCTTCCCTCCACGCCGAAGATGGCAGGTCGTAACAAGGCGACTCCGAAGCGGATGATTCAAGCAGGAATTAAACTGTTCACGATTAAGGGCAGGGCTGGCAAGCCGCTTCTTGCATCCAACATCCGCGTTTCGCGGCGGCAAGCCAACGCGCCGGTATCCAGTTTATCTATCAACTTGAGCAAGCTGAAACGCGGAGCTTGGAGTGAGAAAGGAATCGCACGGGCCGTTCCGCTGTTCATCGGAGTCGAGTCGGTGACAGTGCGTAAGCGTTTCAATATTGCAGGTGTGGCGTCGAAGGTGCGCGGTCAACTGGTCGGAATTTACGTCAACAACATTTCGGCGGAGGCGTAGCCATGGCCTGGCGTACAATTAATCAGCGAATTGGCCTTGAGGGTGGAGAGGAAATCCTTAAGGAGCTTCACCGGATCGGCGCGGAAGGAGAGGCCGCGTTCAAGAAGCTTCGGCAAGCTGCGCAAGGTAGCGAACCAATTAGCGCTTGGCGCGAAGCCGGCGAGAAGTTGCGAGCCCACTTGGGCGAACTCGGCAAAGCTGCATCTGAGGTTGGCACTGCGTTTTCATCCCTTGGCACTGCGGTTCTGGAATCCATTAGGAACGTTGCAGCAATCGGCGGAGCCGTTATCGCTGCCGCGGCGGGCTTTGCGTTGTTAGTCAAGAGTGCGGGTGATGTGGCCGATCAATTGCAGGACTCGGCGGACCAGATCGGTACCACCACAAAGGAGCTAGAAAACCTGACCTTTGCGGCGGAGCAAGCCAACATCTCCGAAGAGAAGTTTTCGAAGGGGATGCTTAAGCTCAATCGCAGTATGAGTGAGTCGGCGGATCACGCGAAACAGGAATCGGCCAAGGTTAAGAATGCTCAAGTCGGGTTGCAACGCCAATTGCAAGACCTGAATCGGAAATTCCTCGAATCGGATATCAACACGGTTGATGGCTTGGCTAACAACGCCAAGGCGCGAGAGTCGATTCTGCGAAATCATAAGCGGCAGTTGGCGGACGTGCGCCGTGAAGCCAAGCTAAATGAAGACGTATTTCAAAAGCTCGGCATTCAAGTCAAGAATGCTGATGGTACGTTTCGCAACACGAAAGATGTGCTCTTCGATCTAGCGGACGCTTTCCAACGTATGCCGAATGGGGCGGAGAAGTCCGCCGCTTCGATCAAGCTTTTCTCACGCGAGGGTGCGAAGTTCATTCCGTTTTTGAACCAAGGCCGGGAAGCTATAGAGGCCATGATGGAGCAAGCGCAGCGCGTCGCACCTGCGTTTACGGAAATTGAGAAGTCGGCCGGGATCAAAGTTGGCGACGCTTTCGACCAACTTGCCCGCGCATCGGCTAATTTGAAGAACAAGTTTTTACTGACATTCGCGCCCACGGTAGCACGGGTGTTTGATGCGTTGACGGAGCGTATCGTTTTAACGCGAGATGGCATTCTGGAATTCGCGCAAACAATGAATGATAAAGTACAACCTATCGTCCAAGACTTCATTGATTTGATGCAGGGGAACGACCATCGAGTCGCCAAGGATTCCATCGTGCGGCAATTGCGCGACGGCATAGTCGAGTTCAGCCTTGCGGTCAAGAATGCCGTAACCGGGATCATCATCCCGGCGCTGCTTGCCTTGCTTGCCGTATTGAATGAGGTGGCGAAGGCCATCAACTTTATCTTCGGCACGCAATTGACCGGCGGACAGATTGCTGCGGCATTGGTGATCACGAAGTTGATTGGGTTATTCGGCGTGCTGCGTGCGGCTATCAATCTCGCCGAGGCATCAGTTAATTTACTCTTCATCGCGTTCCGTCCTCTGCTTCTCGCCGTTGCCGTTGCCGTTGCTCCATTCGCCGCAATTGCCGCCGCGGGGGTTGCAATCGGATTTGCGCTTGGCGCATTGGTCAATTTGTTGACTGGACGGAGGCTCGATTTTGGATTGTTGGCAGAAAGGGCGAAGTTCGCTTTCAACGCTATTGTGCAAGGCGTGCAAATTTCTTGGAGACTTATATTAGCGTTCTGGGTGAATGGTATTACCGGCGTGATTTCCGAAGTGAACCGGCTTGCTCCGAATGTGCAGCAAGCTCTGCAAGCCGTCCTGACTAGCTTCGCGAATTTCCCGCTGTTCTTGGCGCAAAAGTTTAGCGAGGGGATTGACGCTATCACGCTCTTCTTCCAGACGAAATTCAACGAAGCGATTGAAGGAGTCAAAACGCTCTTTCTAGGGCTTGTTGAATTCTTCAAGAGCACCGTGATTGGGCAGTTGGTCACGGCCGTTGTTGAGTTCGTGGCTTTCCTTCCGCAGAAGTTTTCGGAAGCAGTAACAGCGCTTCAAACGCTGTGGCAAGGCTTCAAGGACTTCTTTACCATCAAATGGGCAGAAGGGGTGCAGTTCCTACAGGATAAGACTCAGGAGTTCTTAACGTGGTTCGGCGGCACGTTTGTCGGACAGATACTCGCGGGTATCGCTGCAATCGTTGCGAAGATCAAGGAATGGGCCACGGCGCAAGCTTCGGTCAAATCTTCGGGCGCGTCTGGGGCCGGATCAAGCGCTCCGGCTGCGCAGCAGCTAGCTGGTGGTGGTTATGTCCGCGGCCCTGGAACGTCAACAAGCGATTCTATTCTGGCTCGGCTCTCTAATGGTGAGTTTGTAATCCCCGCCGACATTGTTCGTCGGCTTGGTGTGTCGTTTTTCGAAGCCATTAAAGCGACGGGCGGACGATTGCCCGATCTGTCCAAGCTCTCTCTTGGCAGTATGGACTCGCTTCTTCCCGCCCGCGGCTTTGCGACGGGCGGTATGGTCACCGCGACGGCGGGAGCGCCTGTGGGCGGGCGACCGTTCACGTTGCAACTTGGCGATCAAGCGTTTCGTTTGGGCAGTGCGCCGAACGACGCAATTGACCAACTTCAAAGGTTTGCCTCCAGGAGCCGCACTAAATCCGCCGGCCGCAAGCCAACTTGGTTTCAAGGGTGACCTATGCCCGATACGCTTCTGGTTTTGACGGGAATTGGGGTTGCGCCGTATTCCGCACGCGGGCTCACGCAGACCCTTGAGCCAATTGACGCGCTAACAGCCCCGAAGCGAACCGTAAATGGCGCATCGGTGGATGTGTCTGCACCGCAGTTTCGGAAGTTTCGAAGCACGATTGCTTGCAATGATCAGATGCCGCCCGCCTTCAATGGTATTTGGAAAGGTCAGATTGTCACGGTCGATTGCGTGAAAACGTGGGCTTACCCCACGGGCGGAACGCCGGATCGAACGGTTGTGCCCGGTTCTTCCGTAACGGCCGAAGGTTTTGTAACCTTTCGTCCGCGATTGGTAATGCGCGTGGTCAACTTCACAACAAATGAAGATGAATACGGACACATGACCAATTGGTCATTGGATTTGGAGGAAGTTTAACAATGGCCGCGGGTCCGTTTTTTTTCGCGTGGGCAGGTAGCGACGAAACGACATTTAATGAGTCGCATTGGCGTGAAGATGAAGAAGTGTTTTCGTTCGCAATCGAGCACAGCGAAGGGGACTTTGCCGGGCTCGAAATAACGATTCGCAATCCGCGAGTTGGTTTCCTTGCGCCCGGTCGTGAGACATGGGCTTGGTTGTCTTATGATCGCGGTTTCATTCAAAGTCCTCCGGATCAGGTCTCCGAGAGTGAATCCGAATTTGAGCGCGGGAGTGAATCCGAATCAGGGGATATCGTTCCGCTCTTCTTCGGCCGGTTGGTAGCTATCCCGGATGATATTCATGAAGAGCTTATAATTCTCCATTTCATCGCGCGTCCGTTGGACTTCGCGGCGCAGAAGATCGCTGTTGCGGATACTAAGCGCGTGCAACCTTATTGGGACCCAATTTGGTTTAGCGCTGAAACGCGCGACGATCCAGACAACGTTTTGGAGTCGCGACCGGAGCTTTGGCATATTGATCGGATTACGCACGTTGTTACTACATCCAACATTATCATCGGTGAGGCTGGTACGCTTTCATTTGGGGAATCGGATGTGTTTTGGGAGTCTATGTCGATTTCTTATAACAGTTCGTCGACACGCGCTGTTGAGGTTGAAGCATCCGTTGCATGGGATCAAACTGCGTCGGGCGAGCTTGATCTTTCAATGCCGGCTCCGTTTAAATGCTTCGATGGGTCGGGACTTGAGAATAGTTGGCCAAAGGACGGTGCGAGCGTCGGCGGCGGTTGGATTGTCTTGCATGGCGCGGCGGTGCGTCTCCTAGGGAAGTTGCAAGCTGTATGGGGTTTTAGCTTCGGCGTTGGTGCGCCGGGCGGTGGAGCCGATACGGAACACCAAGGTTTTGGTCATGCGGTGATTGTTCCGGAGTATTATGATCATATTTCGGATTTGGTGCCGGGTGGCGGCGTGCCAATTACTCGCGCTGTATATGTGCCTGCTTGGTATATGTCTGGAACGCTTGTCTTGCGTTATGAGGCGAGCCGGAAGCGAAGCGAGCGCATTTCGTTTGTCCTTGAGGCAGATGTTCAATCTATCGTTACAGAGCCCGGTGACGAAGATGTGATTCAGCTTTCATTCAGTTCGGCGGAAATTGCCTCGCCGATTGACCCAGGTAACGCCCTTCCGATTGGTGATGCGCGCAACCGCGTCTACTTTTCTTCGGTCCGTGGTGCGCAAAGTTTGGAATACCTGATCATGATCGCGCGGGCCAAGCTCCTAACCAACGCCCGTGCGGTGGATATTGAGTTTGAAATCCCGTTCAATCTTGGGATTGATTCCGAGTTGTCATGCCGTAAGAACGTTGTGATTACCGATTATCGCCTCCCCGGTGGGTTGGCAGGAGGTAAGGTAAAGTCCTACCGGCTTTCGGCGGATGGTGAGAGTGGTCAGTTTCTTTGCGGCATAACGATGGGTTGCACTATAGGCAAGGGTAATACGGTCACGGCTTTGCCGGGCAACCCTACCTATTGTGAGGGATACGTTGAAGGTTATCGAATCTACAAAGACGCTTTCATTATGCCGGTCGTAGGCGAAGTCCTTTATGAGTCGATTGAAGGACTCGGCGCAACGGATGATGGAATTGATTTCAACCATCTAACTCCTTTCTCAATTGGTGCATCTTTAAGCGGAGGCCATAGTGCCGCAGATCAAAAGGTAGCGATGGGCGGAACAGCTCCGGACCCTGGAACGGTATTTGAGCGGCTCAACACGGTGCCGACTATTTTCACTTTCAAAATACAGCCGGTGACTGGCGGGCCTTTTGAAACCGTATTCTCTCCGGCAGTTTCATTGCTGATGATTCCAAAGACGATTGATTTAGAGGCGTCACTATGACCCTGGAAAGAATTGTTCGGCCGTTCCAGACTAATGACGTATTCAATGCGCGGCGTCTTCCTATTAGCCAAGCGGTCTCTGGAGAGACTCCGCCTGAAATTCAAATGACGTGGCAGGGTGCTGCGGATGGCACCTATACGGAAGAAGCCCCGCCCGGTGCTTTGAGTATCGAAGTCACAGAATGGCGTGAGACAGACCGGAAGACGGAGAAGGTTCGAGTCGAGAATCCGGATGATAAGGAGCAGTTCGTTCAAGTTGAGCGCATAAAGCGGATGACGTTTCAGAACGATACCACGGGTGAACAAATGCGAATGCAATTCAATTGGCCGAGTACCTGACATGCCGGGAACGCTTGCCGATCCTGTGAAGCTGGACTTCACGCAAACAATTACCGCGGTTAGCTGGATCACAGATCGCGATCTTTACTTTATTTTCCATTCGACGGGCTCCGTGGAAAACGAGAGTATCTTTCTTTGGATTGTAGGCCCCGGCGGAGTCGAGCTAACTGGTCCTGATCCTGTTATTTTGGCGTTGCCGGATGGGACTTTTGAAACCGTTTTTGAGCTAGGCGAGTTGAATGATCAATTTGAGCCAACCGAACCAGACCTTGAGCATATCGTGATCAATATAGAAGCGCGGATTGCACAATTAGATGGGCCGGGTGCTACGCTGCAAACACTCTACAAGGTGACGGTATTGGACGAACCTACCAATATAAAGTTTGAAGTTGAGAGTAGCCCGCGCGCGGTCGGGCCAGTTAGGGAGGTTGTCGCAACGATGACCCTAAAGCGTTCAAACGGCGAAGGCGTATGGAGTTAAGATCATGCCTCTTACATTAGGCGATATCATTTTCAGCACGACCGATCCTAGCCGATGGGGTGATGGTAAGAACCCGCCCGGCCCCACGCTGCTAACTGATTTCGAAGTTGACCGCAATTTTTGGGCGGTGCTGCAAGCCATCATCGATTTGCAGAACAATCCAACACAGCCCGCCGAAATTATCGACGTGACGACGATCGGGGATCAAATGACGATCACGCTTGACGCTATTGATCCGGAGAGTTCGGAAGGAGATTTGATTCAGTTCGTGGTGACGCTTCCCCGAGTGCCGGTCCGCTTCCGCGGTCCGTGGGCTCCTGAGACTGCGTATTTGGCGGGTGACTTCTTCACCGCGGTTGATGGCCTGTATTTAACAACAGTGAATCACACAAGCTCACTTGCTCCGTTCAACCCAGATGACGGCAACATGGTGGGGCCTTTTGCAACCTTGGTGATGCCGTATCAAAATCTATATGAAATTGCGTTCTTCTCGCCGGGCACTCCTGGAACGGGGATCGTTGAAGGCGAGGCGATCTTTTCACATCGCACGTCTCAGAATTGGTACTTGCTTGCTGGAGCGCCCGGAAGCGTCGGCGGCTTGGAATTCGCCGCAACCGATCCGATCATATATCCGGTCTACAAGAATCGCGTTCAAATTGGAAACTTCATCGTCGGCCGTTCATCGGAATCTGAATACAATTTTGGACCTGATTCCGAACTCGTGTCAGATGAAGAGTATTCCCAAGCAGGTGTGTTCGATATTGCGGCCGATGTGCAGTTCACACCTAGCGAGCGCTTGCGGGTGCTAAAGCCTGCCGATGATGACTTGACGGCGCGCGATCTTACAATAACGTTTTGGGGCATCAAAGGAACGCTCTAATTTTCGTTGGTTGAGCTATCTTCCCTCTTTCCGGTAACGTGAGTCGTGTTCCCGGAAAGAGGGCCCTTCAAATGGCCACGCGAAATTATGAAGAGGCATTGCGTAGATGCCTAGCCCATGAAGGCGGATATACCAATGATCGCGCGGACCCTGGAGGCCCGACGAATTGGGGCATCACGATTCACGACGCCCGCAAGTATTGGAAGCCGAACGCGACGGCCGCGGACGTGCGCGCGATGCCGTTGGCTATTGCTAAGAACATCTATCGGCAACGCTATTGGGATATTCAAAAGTGCGATCAGCTTCCCTCCGGCGTTGATTACACAATTTTTGACTATGGTGTGAACAGCGGTATCGGCCGCTCCGGCAAGGTTCTTCGGCGCGTGCTTGGAATGTCTGATGCTACTCATGTCGTCACGCCGGAAGTCCTCGCCGCGTGCGCGAAGCGTGATCCAAATCAGCTTGTGCGCGCGATCAATGGCGAGCGTATCAACTTCCTGCATCGGCTTCGGACGTGGCCGGTATTTGGCAAAGGTTGGGGCCGCCGCGTCGCCGAAGTGCAAGCCGTGTCGCTCGCGATGATCGCCAAGGCCGGGCCGATTGCTGTTCCGCAGACTGAGGGCGCACGGGGCAAGGGCGAGGTTCCGGAGCCAAAGGGCACGAAAGATGCGATCAAGACCACTTCCGGCGTGGGTAGCGCGGGATGGCTCGCCGCGGCCCGTAATTGGGTTTACGGGCATCCAGTCGAGACCGCGCTTATTGTGGTCGCTGTGATCGGATTTACTTGGTTCGTCATTTATCAAATCAACAAGCATCGCGCTCGTAAGCAGGACGCGGCAACGCCCGGAACTGTCATTGTCCCGGAGCTTGCAGTCTAAGGAGCGTGAGCTATGGATTTGAACAAGGACGGCGTTGATGACTTCTTAGCCGCGCGTATTTGGGCGCGTGCCAAGTGGACTACGTTCAAAACCGGTCGCGCGCTTGCGTGCTTAGGACGCACGGTGAAGGCGTTCCGCACTTTGTTGTCCGCTGGTTTCCTCCTGGTTATCGGGTTCGCGTCCTACGCCGAATCTCTTGATTTGTACTCCATTCTTCGCTCATTCATCAAAGATGAAGAGATATTGGGCGCAGTGGTTGGTGGGCTTGGACTATTCTTTGGTGTGCTGACTCTCTTCAAGGATCGCGCCACATCTCAAACCGTCACGATTGACGATGGAGAGACCATCACGGTTGCGGAAGTCAAGAACGGCGAAGCAACCGTTGGTATGTCTCACGAAGGTGAGATTGTTTCCGAGTCCTCCGAGTCGGAGCCGGCGCGAACTCTCACGATCAAGGTTGAAGCGAAGACGGCGCGAGGAGTCGGCTAATGTCCGTGCTCGATATCGTGAACCCTTATGCTTGGGTGATGAAAGGCATTAAGGGACTCGCAGGAATTGTCAGCAATACGATTATACAGCACGGCAACACACAAGCCGCGAAGGAAGGCGCACAGGACCAGCGCGGCGCGGATGTGGTTGCTAATTACTTGTCGGCGGCTAATGAGACCAACAGAATAAAGCAGGCATCGCGGACGGAGCGCACGGTTATTGCGGCGTTCCTATGCTTCGTCCTACCCACGGCGATTCATTGGTGGTTCGTCTTGCTCGACTCCGTGCCGTTCTTCGTCCCGTACTTCATGGACAAGGCGCATAAAGTTGGATCATGGAAGGTCGCCGCTCCGCCCGGTAAGTGGGCGGACACATATCATATGATTATCGGTTCATTCTTCATCGCGGCTCCATCTATAGCTGGAATCTCCATCCTCGCGCGTATGTTTCGGAGGTAGCATAGATGGTTCGCCGCGTCTCCAGGAAGCCGCACAAGGCTGCCATTGATCCGGCGGTGCTCCGTGCGATTGAAGTGGCGGCGGAGCGCGCGGCCACGCGTGCAACGAAGAAGTTTTTACTGGCTCTTGGAATCAATGCGACCAAGCCCGAAGACGTTATTGAATCGCAGAAGGATTCGAATTTTACCCGCACGCTACGCTTGGGCGCTGAATCAAAATCAGCGAAGATTAGTATTTCTATAATTGGTTTGGTCTTCTCGATTGCTGGCTATTTGGTGATTAGCGGCATTCATTGGCTTGTTGATTATTTCCGTGCAAAGGGATTGCAGTAACATGGCGGGTCATCCGTTCCCCTCTGATGCTGAATTGCGGAAGGATATTGACGCTTATATGCAATCGGGCGGTAATCGTTCCGAAGCGTCACGCCTTCGCAACATGCCGCGCAAATCGTTTTGCGACCGGCTAGAGAAGGCGGCGAAGAAGTTTGGCGTTACACTCGGCAAGGTCGTTGATGGCCGCGTGGATTATGTTGAAGCGATCAAGCGCCCTCTGCCCAAGGGGCGCAGCGTGGCGCGCTATATCCTCTCATCCTGCCAGAATAACACGCATCCACACCCCGGCTGGAAGAACCTCTTGGCCTATCGTGATTGGCTAAGTGATGGCCGCGGCACATGCGAGTTCATCCTTGGATCGTTCTCCTACCAAATGGACGCCTACGGTGCGAAAGCCGTGAAGCGCGGGACCTACAAGCGGCAAGGGAAGCTTTGGTATGCCCCGGAGCTTGTGCCCTATATCAATGATGAATCGATTCAACTCGCGCCCGGTTTGGTGTGGTGCGGCGAGATGAATATTCTTCCCACGGCGGACAATCCGTTGGTGAAGCTGGAAGACTACAATGGCCGTAGCTCGAATATCGTGCCGCATGCGAAGATCGCGATGGAGTCGGTTGGTTCCCTCGCGGACGAAGCTACAAAGTTCAACTACTCAACCGGGACCGTCACACAGCGCAACTACATTCAAAAGCGCGTGGGCCAGATATCGGAGCGCAAACATAACTATGGTGCACTTATTGTCGAAGTCGATTCGCAAGGTAATTGGTACGTTCGGCAATTGCACATCGGCGATAAGGGCGAGATTTACGATATTGGGCCATCCGGATATCGCGGGATCAAGATTCAAAACGAGAAGGTGACGGCGTTGCAAATCAATGAGCCACCTTCCCGTACATTTCTTGAGGCTGTTAGATGGGGTGATATTCATGCGGTAGAGATGGAGCTTTGGGTGCGTGAAGTGGGTTGGGCAGAAGGCGGAATGGTTGACCAACTCGCGCCGCGCAAGCAAATCATGGACGATATCTTTTCTATGCGCTCACGCGGGCATCATGAGCTTTACAACTTCCATCGCACTTATGAAAAGCACGTCAACAACGAAGGGTCCGTTGAAGATGAAATGAGTGTCACGGCCGACTTCTTAAAGGAGGCGGATCGGCCCTGGTTAGAAACTGTGGTGGTGCGCTCCAATCATTGCCGCCACCTGAACCAATGGCTTAATGAAGCGCACCCGGAGCGTGATCCATTAAACGCGCGTTATTTCCACCATCTCCAAGAGCAAATTCTAGCGGCAATGGATTCCGGGGATCGCGACTTCAATATTTTGGAATGGGCTCTTCGCCATTGCGAGGGTGGAATTCCGGATCGGGTTCGCTTCTTGGGCGAGGATGAATCCTATATTATCTGTAAGAACTACCACGGCGGGATCGAAAACGGATTGCACGGTGATATTGGGGTGAACAATGCGCGAGGTTCAACTCGCGGCTTGAAGAAGCTAGGGCGAGCCGTCAGCAAGAACCACGATCACACGGCGGCGATTAGCGGCAGGGTCTATTCCGGCGGTGCGTGTAGCTTGCGGTTCCCTTACATGAGGGGGCCGAACACGCATTCCATTTCCCACACTCTCGCGTTTGAGAATGCGGCCCGGCAAATCATCACATTCTGGAACGGGAAGTTTCGCGCCTAGGGGCAGTCCGGACGGGCGTACTGATAGCGTCGAATTCCGTCTGGATCGGTTTGAGCGATTGGCTTGCAACGCTCCATCCATTCGCGGTCCCGGGCGCGAGCCGCCGCACTGGCCGCTAGGGCGCGTTCTTCGGCGAGGCGTTGTTGATCTAGTCGGTGGAGCCGATCCGCTTGTTGGTCTTCCTCAGTGCGATAGATACCGGCTCTTCGGTCTTGCTCCTTGATCGCGTCAAGAAGCTCCATGCCTGTTTGATATTCGGAGCAAGGGATTTCAGTGAAGAACCGATTAGTACAGCCCATGGCCGCCGTAGCCCCGGCGAGGGTCAACAGAGCGGCAAGCGTTATGCGTTTCATCGGAGTCGACTCCAAAGTTCAACGCCGGCAATGATCGGCCTAGATCGTAAAATCTTCCTGAAAACGTGGTGGGACATTCGAGGAAATACGGGCTTGGAAGTCAATGGGATGAAGCGTTGTCCCACTTCTTCCTAACCCGTTGTTTCAACAAGAATTTGGAGGCCCGGGCCCGGCCTCTAGCGGCTGGATTTCGTTTTGATTTTGTTAGGATATTTTCAGAAAAGTCCCACTAGCCTATTCAGTGAGACAAAGCCGGTCATGTGGGTATATCTCCGGTCTTCGGCGCTTCGAGCATATGCATTGCAGCCCCGGCGAGCCGCTTCTGATCAGCCGCCCGGGTGTAGAGTTCCGCTTGTTTCAGAGTATCCCAACCGAAGATGGCCATGAGTTGATGCGCAGTCGCGCCGTTCTCCGCTGCTAGGGTCGCGCCGGCCTTGCGGAGCCCGTGGGCTGTGCAGTTCAGAAGCACTGCTTGGTCGCACCATCGCCGCATTCGGACGTTGAAGCCGCCGTCTGTGAAGGCGCAGCCATATTGGTTAACAAGGTAAGTCAGGTCGCCGCAGGGGGACGCTGCGATAATCCTCTCAAGGATAGGCAGGAGCGGCAACGTCAACCGCTTCGGTTTCCGGTTACGATTTTTGTGTTGTGTAAATGTGAGCTTTCCCGCGCGAGCGTGCTGGCGACCGAATCGGATCGCGTCGGAAGGTCGTTGCCCGGTGAACAGCATGAGGGCAAGCGCCAGATACGCCTTGGTCCCTACTGGGTGACGGCGGATGTATTGCGCGACTTCATCCACATCCCAAGTATGATGCCCGGTTGATCCGGTCTTGAAATAGCTCACGTCGCGCGCCGGGTTGCTTGGCGTATATTTCTTTTTGAGTCCGAATTTGAAAACGTTGCGGATCGCCTTTAATCGATTATTGGCTGCCTCCGGAACAGCAATTTTCCGGTCACGCAAGACTTCAACAGCATCAACGTCAAACTTCGAAATCGGAAAGTCTCGATAGAGCTTCGGCGAACCCGGTGCGATTGGTTCGTCATACGTCGCTTCAAGAATGAGCTTGTAGCGTTTTTGTGTCTTGGCATCCAACCATTTGTACTCGGAGCATTCGGCGAGGTAGCGAACGCAAAGCCAACGCCACGTATCTAGCTGAATCGTAGCTCTCGCGACCGGCGCGATCCCGCTCTTGGCCTCTTCATAGAAGGCCATAAACTCCGGCGTCCAAGGCGTGGCGCGAATGCGTACCTTCTTACGGCCCTTGGCGCGGTAGTAAATGCGGATGTTGCCGTGGCGATCCGGGTCTTCAACGCAGCCTTCTGGCAATCGACGGGGCATAGCCTCACATTGTAGCATCATACAGACGCTTTCCAATCGGCCGTGGTGTCCGCCTCTTCGATTGGTAAATCATCAAAAGTTAGGTCTAGGCTGTGAACATCCCACACCTTACGGCCGTCAATGAGCCTGGGCGGCCCCACGCGGCCATCCTTGCGCATCTCGTCAAACTTGGAGGGGGAGATGCCGATGTAGACGGCCGACTCTTCGCGCGAGAGCCCGCGCCGGGGGATCGTCCGGGAGGCGGGGCGAGGGCTCACGGGAACGGCTCCTATCAATACAGAGCCAACCCTACGCGCGGCGGGGATAGCCTCAACCAACGATGCTAAGTCGTCGTCGTCGTCGTCGTCGTCGCAACAATCTCCGCCCTAGTCAGCTTGTCACCAATCTTTGGAATTGTTTTCACGATTGAGCCTCTTCAATCGAACTGATCACATCATCCAATGATGAAACAGCGTTGTTGAGAGCTCATTTCAAGCTCCGACTTAACTTCTTCCAGCTTGTCGCGGAGCTTGTCGAGTTCTTTTCGGCGAGCTTTGTTCATTGTTCGCACCGCCACGCTTCCACATGCCATTCACCACGGCAGACTTGAAGAAGCCCACACCAACCGGGCTTGCTCCATCCCCGGATAGGCTGCATTTGCAATCCAAGCTTACGTAAGAAGGCCCGCGCTTCATCCATGTCCTTCGAAGCAAAATGCAATTCAGCGGTGCTCATGTTGGAGCCTTCCAGTCCGCTAGACGTTTCTTTAGATAAGTCACGTCCGCCCGGGCCCTTTGGAATGAGCTTTCTGTCTCGTGATATTCACCCCGGAACAAGCTCGCGTAAGATCGGCCGCCCGTCCAAAATTCTTTCGCTATCACCGGCGTATAATCCCAATTCTCAGGTCGCGGATAAACCTATTCGGGTCCTAGTGCGGTGCTCCAAGCATCGCGAGGTGTGTACTTCATTTCGGCGGGCGGCTCATTGATCAGCCGATTTAAATGCGCAACCTTGCCATCACGATAGAGAGTCGCGGCCTTGATCGCATCCGGGAGCGCGTCGCATGCAATTTCATATGGACGATAGCGAGCGCCGAAGCATGAAGACGTTTGCCAGCCATCGCCCGGGCGCTTGTAGCCGTGGTGAGCGATGACGCCCGTGTTGGCTAAGATTGCGCGCCCGCAGATTTGGCAATGCGTGTTGGTCATTGCCTCAGTCCTCAAGATCAATAGTGGATGACTGTTCAATGTCAGCGGCCAGCTTACGAGCATCCGCTGCTTGTTTCTCGAAACAGGCGATGAATCTTGCGCGGGCTTCTAGAGGCAAGATTTCACCGCGTTCTGCTGCTTTCGCTGGCGAAAAAAATGCTGCATCTTGCTCATATTGATCCGCCGCAACTATTAAGGCGTTGGCTAGTGTGTGGCGCTTGGCAATCATCGGAATGGCCCTCATTCATTAGATGGCTGGTATGACGCGGTGTTATTGGACTAGCTCCCGAACATTCCGCCGGTCCGCTGGCGCGCGGTCTCGCCTGATCCCTGCCGTTCACCAGCTTGAAGCTTGGCGCGCATCTGCGCCACTAAATTGGACGCGGGCTTCTTCTCCGGTTCGCCGCGCATCGGACGGGATGTGAAGTGCGCGTCCTTGGTGATTGAGTAGAACTGTCTCCAAATGCTCATGACGACAACTCCTGTTTCCAGAAAGGAGTATCGCAAAATTGTAAACAGAAGTCCATTTCCAGTTATAGGGGTGCCTAACGCCGGGTTAATGCCCTACTTTTTCAGGGTTTACGGCGTATGTCCGGGCCCGGCTTCCATCTGATAAATTCCGATTTGATTTTGTTAGGATATTTTCGGAAAAGTCCCACTAGTCCCTTCGGTGGGACCCGGCCTTGACCCGTTTTCGTTCACGTCGGCTAGGTGGTTGATCCTGCGAACCTCCTGGACGACGTTTTCCAGGTAGGGATAGCGCTTGTAGGGCGTCAAACCAAGCGAGGAAGGCGCGCTGCGCCTTCTGGCAGGCATCGGGGAGGTTAGTCATGGAATGGCTTCTCCAGTCTTTGGCGGCTCAAGAAGCATATGCATTGCTTCCCCGGCGAGCCTCTTTTGATACGGCTCCTGTCAAATACAGAGCCAACCCTACGCCCGGCGGCGACCGTCTCAACCAACGAAGCGAACAGTTGAATCTAGGGCAGAGCCATGACGCGGGCAACGGCATATGCGCCGCGGTTGTGTAATCTTTCATGATCAACAAAGCTTTGTGCATCTGAGCGTTTTAGATTTTTGATTGTCCAATCAGGAAGCTGGCCGGGTCTATGATGACTTTTTTAGACGCATCAAAAACAACCCAATGCCAGTTCTTACGCCTCATGTTGGCTTTGAGTAGAGCATTGTGTTTTAGTGTTTCAACGTTGTCCGGACCAAGAGGTTTAAACCGATCAGATAAAATCTTTACGCCAAGGCGTCGAAGAGCGCGAATACAGGCTTTCGCGTTTATTGGCTTACCATACTCACTAGAGCGGAACGCAGCCTTGGCATCCTCATAGGAAACCCTAGCCAACATCGCGACACATGCGATTCCACAATCGGTACGGTTTCGTTGGGCAATTCTGATCACGACACAGCCTCATCAACTGAACTGATCGCATCATCCAACGATGAAACCGCATTGTCGAGAGCGTCGGCCGCGGCTTCGGACTGTGTTCCGCGCTCGCCTTGCTGCAAGCTCTCTGGCATGTTGTCATAGGAATCGCGTTCAGCGTTGGCAAGCATTTCAAGCTCTGACTTAACTTCTTCCAGCTTGTCGCGGAGCTTGTCGAGTTCTTTTCGTCGGGCCTTGTTCATCGCTCGCACTCCCAAGCCGCAGCATGCCACTCGCCACGGCAGACTTGAAGTAGTCCAAGCCAACCGGGCTTGCTCCAACCGCTCACGGGATGCCGCTGCAATCCGAGTCCGCGCAAGAAGTCGCGCGCTTCATTCTCGCTAGTCGAAGAGAAATGCAACGCGCCGTCATGGTCAACGGTCATGACACATTCCAAAACTTTATCAGTCGAATCCGCTCACGCCATTGTCGTATTGTGCGTATTGTCTTGATAGCATTTCGAATTTGGTTGCGCACCCATTTGCCATGCACCGTATGATGACGATCTCCCAATAAAGATTTCAGCCCGGCATTAAGCGTTGGACTCATGGCCTGCAAGATGCCGTAAGCAATCTGCCCGGTCATAACCAAGGCTCTTCGCTTGCGCAAAGCACGCTTCAAAATTGTTGCCAGCAAACCCAGCGAGCAATTTTTCAGCGGCAGACGGACCAGATTTCTTAAGCATTGGTCCGCCTAAACGCGCCGCGTTGCTGCACGGGTTCGTGCTGTTCGCCGGTCAACTTAGCGCGCATCTGCGCCACTAGATCGGACGTGGGCTTCTTCTCCGGTTCGCCGCGCATGGGACGCGACGTGAAGCGTGCCGTTTCGTTGATCGTGTAGAACTGTCTAGGGATGGCCATAGGGGCCTCTCCTGCTTCTGGATGGGGAGGCCCCCGGCCGTGCGGCCAGGGGCCATTTGCTTCGCTAGGCCGCTAGGGCCATCTCGCGCCATTCACTCGCCGGGAGTTCGATCACGTTCGCGCCGAGCCGTTCGAATTCTGTGGCCCGGTCGTAATCGTCCAGGTCTTGCGCGGCGCGCGTGACGGCGTTGTAGAGGCCGAAGCGGGATAGGTCGCCGCCTTCGATCAGATGTCGGAGGATGCTAGTCCCTTCGCCTTCGGTCATGCCGAAGCGCTTGGTGGTGAGGTTCACGACCTTGACCGGATCGCCTTCGATCTTGTGCGAAGCGGTCTCCGCGATCTTGTCGCAAAGCGAGTCGAAGGAAGCGCGCTGGAACGCACCCTTCACGATATCGGTGACTTGAGCCCAAAGGGCGTCATTGGTCTTCCGGCGCGTCGCGTCGGACAATAGCGCGTAGATGTCTTCGCCACCGATTTCGTGCTTGCCTCCAACGTGGTACTTGCGAGTTGAGCGCTCACCGAACGTCGCGAGGTTGGAACAGAAACCGTCGTATACGCCACCAAGAACTGAAAGCGCGCCCATCCCGACTTCACTGTTAGAGATGGTGACGGCGGGAGAAAGACAACGGACGATGTTATGTCCGCCGTCGCCAAACTTGCCGCCGATGGCCTTCAACTCGCGTTCAATCTTGCGATCCACCGCCTTGATGTAAAGGCGACGGTCCGTAATTTCGGACGACATAACCGCAAGGTCCATATCCATGAGCGCCGGAAGCACGGCTTCCGCAAGCTCTTCGTTCTCCAACGGCCGATAACGATCTGAGAGGAACGCGCGAGCCGTCCCGTCCAGCGTGCGAACCATGCGCGCAACGGGCTCCTTGCCGAACCATGCGTTGACGTTGGTACAGAGCAACGCCGGATCACTGGTCAACATGCGGTCGTAATACTTCTTCGGGATATCGACGTGTTCCGCAATCTGTTGATTGGCGATGCTGTTGACTCCGACTTCGAAGGCGTCGGCGATTTGAAGGTGAACCCGCGCGGTGGAGAGCAACGGGGCTTTGATCATGGTGACGTGATCGGTTTTCACAACCACGTCTTTCTTGGCCGCGGCCCGGCGCTCGATTTCGCGGGCTAGGTCTTGAAGGCTCTTTCCGGATTTCATTGACTGTCTCCCTTACGGCGTGATTGCCGGGTCGTTACTTCCGAAAAGGAGTATCTCAAAACCTAAAACAGGAGTCCATTTCCAATTATAGGGGTGCCTAACGCTAGGTTAATGCCCTATTTTCTCAGGGTTTACGGCGTATGTCCGGAGCTTGGCCCCGAACTCCGCTACGGCCATTTTGATGATTCGATATCGGCGGCCCCGGTCCGTGATCTTGTTCCTCTCCAATAGCCGACGCAGCGCGAGCACATGCACCATGAAGAGGACGCCTATTTGCTCTTCGGGTGATAAATCAAACTGTTGCAACATCGTGTCGGCGGCGTGCATCGCGCTATTGAGTCGGAGTTTGCGGCTCTCAGGCTCCGTCGCGGGCTCCGTCTGTGTCTCTGTCATCGGGTCTTTCCCTTCGCACTGTGCGGCCGTTTCTGAGGCAAGGTGCCATGCTCAAAGCCGGGTGCTCCGTTGCGGACCTTGGCGGCCGTCCAACGCAGCGTGATTCCTTCGCATGTCCATTTTGGCTTTCGAAGCCGATGCCGGACGCGCTTGATGATTTCAGGGTATGCGAGACCAATGGAAAGCAAGGTCTTTGGATCGCGTTTCTTAGCCGCGCGCTTGCTCACCACTTCACCGGTCTTCGCGTCTTCATAATGGGATATAAAGGCGAGCGCTTCCAAAATCGCGTCACGGATCGGTTGAAGACGACGTAGCCGCTTGGCCTTTCCCTTCTTGGGCTCCGGCGGGATTGGCTTATAGGTTCGCAGGATCGCGACACGCTCAACCAACTTGCAGCGAGAATCGCCCCATGCGCGAAGAGGCGCGAAGCCTCGCGGCTGTGCTAGCTGATTATGGACGGCGACAAGATCGGGAATGTTCATCGTGGAAAAAGGGATGGGTTGTTGTAGCGGCATGAAATTGCCCTCTTCAAAATATCAACTTGCGAAATTCGTTTTGTGAAAATGCCGGTGTTGCAACACGCAACCATCAATTCCGCTTCCGTGAGTCCGCGTTTCAGTTGCGGACCAAGCGGACCGGGTGCGAGGTACAAAGTACGCTCCGAAAAGGAGCCGACTTGCAGAAGCCAAAAGACATTAGCCCCGAGCGCCCAACGGCGCGCGAGCCATTCAATCTGTTCCTCCCTGTTCTTGAGTTTAAAGCGAATTGGAGTTGTACGGCGTGCGGGCCGCTCTTGCGATTTCAGTTCAAGCCAAAATTGACCTTCACAATCGGGGAGCCTTAAGTACCCTTCAACGTCGGGCATCCCCCTCATAACGAGATTTTCGATGCGATTGATGTGGAGCGCTTCGCCTAGTGATCGGCGAGCACCTGAGAGCCATGACCACAAGGATTTTTCAAGCGCCATTGCGGGCTCCGAAGATCGCGGAGGCTTCGCATTTGCCGGGCAGAATGGCCGTGATGGTGTTGTTTGAAAATGCGTAGCCTATGCCATGGTCCCGATGAATCGCCGTCCAGTACGCAAAGACGTTTTGGCGAGTCATCTCGAAATTCGCCATGCACGCGCCAACGGTTCGGCCGGTCGGGTCGTCAAGGAACCAACGAAGGAAATCGGCTCGCTTGCTTTTGGTCTTGACCAGCTTTCGGAGCTTCGGCGCAGCGGACTTGCCGCCGTCGCGCGGCCGGGCTGTTGATTTGATCACTCTTTGGAGCAGCGCCGCGGCCGGCGGCGCTATAACAACCAATTGCGGATCATGGCTCCGCACGATGACGGGCAGGATAACACGCATGAAATTGGTTTCCGAAAATAGACTGTCTCTGAAACACGAAATAGGTAGCTGAATCCGGAAACAAGGTCAAGCCCTTCGGCGGCGACATTCGCGCTCACTAGGGATCGTCATCCCCTCTTCACTTCGGAGCCTATTCCGATACCAATTAATCGAGGCTAGGCTGTATGTGGTCCTGGGATGGACTTTCTTGACCGCAGTTAGAACCTCCGCGTTGATCCTTCCGCACTTCAAGGATGCGATGATGATTTCCCGCACTGTGCGGGTCTTCTTTTTGCGTTTTGGCATGCCTTTACGATCCTTGGACTATATAGAGGCAAAGGGGCCTGCCGTTATCGCAAACATGGTAATCCCCGTCCTGAGAGGGACGGACTTGCTCATCTCTGAAAACATGCCCGGTGGGGATGTACCGCCAAACACGGGGCTCAATCTCTTCAACATCGCTTGCAGGAACCGGGGCACAGTCGTTTCCGCTGCAACACGCTGATTCATACCAAAAGTGGGAGCGAGCGGGTATGATGAAAGCAATCAGACATAGAGCTACGATTAATCGCTTCATCGTCAAATCTCCTATATGGAAATTGCAAAAGGTTCGTAAGCGGCGGAAATGCGGTCCCACTTCAACAATGTGATTGTGCCTCCTGTTCGTCCGCCCGCGATCAAAACCGCGGCGGCAATGGCGACGGGATCGCCAACGGCTAGAATGAAATCCTCTTGTGAGAAAGATTGAAGGACGGCGGAAAGTTGTTTGATGGCTTGTGCCATCCGATCTTTGAAGATGTTGCCCGGTCCAAGCATGAAGACCAATTGGCCATACACCGCCGCGGGCGTAAGATCGTATTTTGGAACAAACTCACGCTTATCCCGACAATAATAAGCCGGTTGTTGAACAACGAAGACGCGGGGGTTTTTCATTGCACGCCGCCCTGAGAAGGCAACCGCTCTGCAATTTGTTCGATTGTCGCCCTAGCAATGCGCGTTGCGAATTCAATGATTGCTTCGTCGGAGACGCGAAACATGGTCACGTCTTCGTCAATGACTTCGAAGCCCAATTGCATTGCGGCTTCCAAAATGAAGTGATGTTGTTCGGTGAATTGGTCTCGCGTGATCACAATGACAGTCCTTCTAAAAAATCCCGGAGGCCCGTTCCCGCAATGGCGTCCGCAACGTTAATCCGCTTTGTGACCACCGAACGAATGTATGCATCAGGACCGGGCGCTTCGAAATCAACGACTTCAATATTCTTGCCGCCTATCTTCGTCGCGCGCTCCATAGCCTGTTGTCGCAAGCGAGCGCTGAAAGTGTGCGAGTACCAAATAATCTTGGAGGCAACGGACATATCTTGACCGCGCCCACCTGACTTAGCGTGTCCGACAAGAGGCTTTATGCTCCTATTTTCACGGAATGATGTGAGAGCATTTAGCTTTTCCTTGTCGGACACTCGACCATGGTATTCGGCGACTTTATGCCCGTCAGCCAACAAACGCGCCACCACGAAATCAATATCCGGCTGAAACTGGCACCAAATAATCACCTTGCCGGGCGCTAGATAAACCTCTTTGGAGAGCGCTTCGAGTCGCGGATTCACGCCTGGAATCTTTTTCATCTGGCCGAATTCATCAAACACAAATCCGCTGAATACCTGTTGCAATTTTCCAAGCCGCGCCGCGCGCTCGCCGACTGACACGCGCTCCTTCCCAATGCTTACAATGTAACCGCGGTGAAGCTCGCGATAGACTTCCATTTGCTCCGGTGAAGGCGTGATCTTGCGCAGCACCGGAACAAGGTCGGGCATGTCCGTACAATCTTCGCGCAACACAACGCTTGTGAGCCGCGCCATTCGCTTGCGCAGATCGTCTTCGTTCTTATATCCAACTACTTTTGCGAAGCTTCGGCCGCGGATGTTGCGAGTTTCTTCAACGGCATATTGCGCTTTGAAGTCTGCATACGTATCGAAGCCAAGCGCGCCCTTTTCCAACAATTCAAATTGGCTAAACGCGGCAAGTGGGCTCCCGGTGATCATCGTTCCGGATAGGATATCTCGGAACAAGCAATGACGCGCCATGGCGCGGGCCATCTTGGTACGTTTACTGCCCGGCGTTCCAAAGTCATCGCTTTCATCAAAGATTGCGAGGACGCGGCGATGCTTAAGGAAACGCGCGACGGCTTTCCGCACGTCTGGCCGTGTCATGCTTTCAGAGTTGATCGCTAGCCACATAAGCCGCGAGTTACTCTTAATAGTGGCGAGCTGTCGCCACCATTGCGCTTGCCGCGCATGCCATGCTTCATGCTCCGCTTTGGGAAGGCGCTTGACCGCTTTGATACCTGAGATGACTGAGCGCCACACAAGCCCATCATGCGGGACACCATCCCACATATGAATCGGCAATTCACGTTCGATCCAATTAGCATGAACGCCGTTGGGAGCGAAGATCAACACGCCGTCAATCAAGCCGCGCTTGTAGAGATGACACGCGCGATCAATTTCCGCTTTGCTCTTGCCTGTTCTCATACTCCATGCCAATGCCTTGCACGGAGCGTCAACGCGCAATTCAAATTCACGCAATTGATGCTCATAACACTTGGTTTTGAAGTTTGCAGATAAAAGAGCTTCGGTGCTCATGGCCCAGCCCTTCTAAAGGAGGCCCCAACCTTGTCGGTCCATCGTCCTTTGCAGAAATTATAGATTAGAGACACAACACGGGTATTTCGTTTTGTGTAGCCTTTACGCGGCTTGATTTGATCAAGTGAGGGCTGCCAAGGATGATAGCGAGTTTTTGTGCTCTTTCCCCAATTCAGACGATGGCCAGTTACAGAACATCGCATCGGGCGGCACATCATCGCTATATCGTCATAGGTAAGGATGAACGGAATTCCGAACAGCCGGGCACGTTCTCGCGTGTCGTGATACAAGGCGCGGACTGGATATCGATTTCGGTAGCGGCGTTTGTAGCCCGGATTGCGTTTATACCAATCACGGTTGCCAGCACGCCGTTCTTCCTTTTTATGTTCGGGAAGACTGGCTCTCCATGCGCGATGATATTCGGGATTGTAGGTCACTTCCTATATCTCTCATAAGTCTTAGCTTCCGCGCTGATTGGGCAACCTTTGTAGCAAGCAGGCATCGCGGACATGAGCGCTTCGAATTCGCCCCGGTCACCCTCGCCGTCATCCGCCTCCGAAACAACTTCGTCATGTACGGAGATGAGCAAATCGTAAGTGGGATGCGCTTCAAGTTCGATCTTCGCCGAAGCGAGCACGTCCCGCGCAATCGCTTGCGTTATGTTCTCACAATTATGAACGATTAAGCAGCGGGTTCGGTCCGCAGAGCGAATAACAAACCGATTCCGTGGACCGCAGTTCGAAAGATCGAATACCCGCGCTTGTGTCGATAATAGGCGGTTGACCTTGATACGCCGTGGTTGCTCCCCGCATAATGCATAGCGGTCAGGTAATGAAACCGCTGCTCTGTTATATCGATTGCCCGATGATGCATATTTCCAACCTCTATCCGTCAAAACTTCATGATCAGGCGTCATCCACATTCCATCGCAACTGATTACTTCCTTGATACCATTGAATGCGACTCCGCCGTGGTAAACCCACTCAACTCCATCCCACACGCGGTCTTGCATGCGAACCTCTTGGATCGGAACCCACCCATATTCCGTCAACACATCCGTCTCTTCGGCAATGCAAAGCTTGCCGCCGTAGGAGCTTTGACGAGTCCACTTTTTCGTCTTTTGATCAATCCCCATGAAGCGCAACGACGGCCGCGACTCGCCCCATGAAGTCTTGGCCATCTTAATTTCAGGATCGCAATAGTTGAGTGTGCGGCCAGAGGGCAGACGACATTTAAGGAAGCGACCTTTCATGTACCAAGTTACAACGCCGCACTTTATCTTGCGCTGCTCAATCGGCTTGCCTTGGAGCCGCACGGCTTGTATCGCCGCGGCCTCCTGGTCCTTCCACATCTGCGGCACTTCCGGATAACGACTGCGGTACGTGTCAACGGTGAACTTGCACAATGCGAGTTCGTGGATGATCTTTTCCGGGTCCTCGCGTTCATCGGTCAATCGACGCTTGGACATAGAGGCTTCGCGACACGCAGCCTTGTGCTTCTTAGCGTCGTAACCATCGTCCTTGGTGAAATCGGCTTGCGACGGGAAGAGCTTCTTGTGAACGATCCGCTCATATTTGGCGAGCCGCGCCGCACCCATCATCTTGAGCACGTCTTTCCGTGTAAGATAAATGTTATAGGTGCGCAGTGTGATCAGGAATTTGATGTAACCCATTCCATAACCAAGGCCCAACACGGCGACCTTACCGAAGTCGCGTTGTGTGGAGCCCATAGCATTGATGACTTGAGCAATTCGAGCCTCTGGGTTTTTTGCGAGAGCTTTTTCATCCTTGACGATTTGGTAGCCGTAGATTCCAGACGCCATGTCGCAATAAATGTCGCCGCCCTCGAAGAATACGTTCAATGCCGCTGTTGCGCCGCTCTCCCAAAGCACGCATCGCGCTTCAATGGCCGCATAGTCCGCGGTCCAAAGCTTGCGACCGGGCGGGGCTATGATCGAACCACGCAAACACGACGCAATTAGATTCATCGCGTCGTCCTTGCCGTCTAGGAATTCACACCATTGTAAATCGCGCGACTTGATCGCCGCGCAAGCCTCATCGATGGAGATACCTTTGACGAATTTGCCTTTAGGCAAATTGTGTATTTGTATGCCGCGACCGGCAAAGCGGCCCGTTCTCTCTGCGCCGCAGTACAACAGAAGCTCGCGGGCTCTGTTGTCTTCATCAACACACTCCAACATGCGTTGATATTTGTTCGTGGAGGTGCGGTTGACTTCCTTGACAATTTCAATGACGCGGCGGCACCGCGGCGAAAGCTCCATGCGGTCAAGAATCCATTCAAGGGTCTTTGCTTTGGTGTCCGGCAGTTGAATCAATTCTTCGTTGGCTAGCCAATTCTTGATAACAGCGCGTTGCGTTGCGGACTCGATACCGGTCATCTCCCGTAGCTCGGCATTCGCTTTGATCTTGGCGCGGGCAACAAGGTGAAGAGCGGCTTTAGCTAGATCAACATCAATGAGCACACCACGACGATTCATCTTCTGCGTGATGTGCCAAACGTTTTGCTCCATCGGAGATAGATCGGGGAGAGCATTCGACAATCCCATTTCAGCGCGAACGTCTTGTTTGTTGTAGCTCCAAATCTGTTCGATGCCTTCAACGTCTTCATTCCAAACTAATTCATCATCGCCGAATATCTCGCGCTCCGCCTTCGTTAGCTTTTTGGGCTTGCTGTATTTCTTCAACAGCGCTTCGCCGCGCGGGTCCTTCTTGACGGCGAGGTTGAGCGCACTAATCGCGCCATCCAAGGCGCGGGGCAGGGCGTGTGCCGCGGCTTTGGCGGCGGAGCACAGCCATTGATCTTCATAAATCTCCGGCCAACCGTGTTGAGGGACGGCGACGTGTTCCCAAACGTAGGTTTCAAATGCGGCGTTGTGCGCTTCGATCTTGCCGCCGGTCGCGATGTACGCAAACAAATCCTCCGGCGGTGCGCTCTCTTCGATACCAATAGCCGGGTGCGCTCTATGCCAAAGCTTCGGCTCCTTCGGGTCCATACCGGGCAGATGATATGAGAGGCAAAGGAGTTGGGTTGAAGGATGCTTGGAATAGAGCCACGCGCCACGGCCCTTGCGTCCTGCTAGTTCGCAAGCACTGCGAGTTTCAAAATCAATAGTGCAGCGGGGAGGGCGCTCGGGCCGCCCGCGCGAGCGGACTAGTGCGGCCACTTGATAATTCCGATCATGACAGCTAGGTGGTTAGATCAAGATCAGGATCGCCGAGAAAACTTAGAACAGTCCGCATCGGCGTTGTGTGCTGAATGGGGCT